AAGAAGCTGAAGGGTCAGGCAGACATGTACCTAGACGGTGAACTATACAACCACGCTTTAAAAGATGACTTTGAAAAACTCATGTCTGCTGTTAGGAAACAAAAACCTTCAGAAGAAAGTCTTCAAGTTCAATACCACATTTATGATTGCATCATTGAAGAAGAATGTTTATTTGCTGAACGGTTCATGTTGATTGAAAATTTTAAATATTGGGCCAACAACAATGTCATGCATGTTGAAATTTACAGGGCACAGAATGTTGAACGTTTGGAAGAACTACAAATGTTTTTTATAAAACGTGGGTACGAAGGTGCAATGATAAGAAACCCACATTCACCCTATGAACACAAACGTTCAAAACATTTACTGAAGATGAAAACATTTCAAGACGCAGAATTCCCAATTATTGATTGTGTTCCAGGTAAAGACAACAGCGTTGTTTTTGTATGCAAGACAAAAGATGGCACAACGTTTGAAGCAACAATGAGTGGTGACAAGAAAGAAAACCAATTCTATTTGAAAGACAAACAGCTTTGGAAGGGTGAAAAACTCACAGTGAAGTTTCAGGGTTTAACTGGTAAAAATAAAGTTCCACGTTTCCCTGTTGGTTTAAGAATAAGATATAAGGAATAGAAAATGAAACTAAATGCAGAAGAACTTTACCAGGCAATAAAGAAGGCACTAGAAGTGTTCAATCTAAGTTGGAACGAAAAAGACAAAGTAGAAGTCATCACGCTTCTAAATGGCTTTAAGTTCAAGTATGGTGATGAAGAATACACAGTGACTAGAGACTTCTAACCCCAAAAACTTTTTAGGCACATTGACAAGGGTACACGCTTAAGTAAGGATTGATTCATGCTTATCACACAAGTTAAAAAGAAGATTGAAACTAAACCCATTCATGTGAAGTGTTCACCTGATGTGTTAGAAAAACTCCAAGAAAATGCAGACTTATATGCTGATGGTAACTTATCTGAATGGCTTAGGTACGCAGGTCAACACTACATACCTAAAGCTTCTGAACTAACCAAACCACAAAAGAAAACCAAAAAGAAATAAAGGTTCCTAGAATTCATTCCATGGTTCTAGTGATACAAATTGCCTGTTAAGGAGTTATGACCTTAACAGGCTTTTTGCATTTCTAACCCTTCTACTGCATACTGAATTAAATCAGACATGTAGAACCCAATTCAATTGGGAACAAATAGGGTAAGAATTTATGGCAAAGAAAGTTTCTAAAAAATCAAAGTCAGGCAACACAACTGTTGTCATCGTAAAGAAAAACAAACCAAAAAGAACTGATGTTGGGCGCGGTAAACCACCCAAGGAACATCAATTTAAAAAAGGGCAAGTAGCAAACCCTTATGGGTGTATTGGTAAAGACCCAACCAAACACGCATTGAAGAATTTAACAAATGCTTCAATCAAAGACGCTATTGAAAAAACTATGACCTGCACCGTGAAAGAAATTGAAGCGTTGATAAATGATGAAACTACAACAGCAGGTCATAAGATTATTTTGCGTGCTGTTTTAGATGCAACAGAAGATGGTGACTACTCAAAGTTTGACCACATTCTTGAACGTGCAGTTGGTAAGGTAGCAAACAAAGTTGACATGACTTCTGGTGGTCTACCATTAGGTCAGAAGTTAGAAGACAAACAAAAAGTTAAAGCACTACTAAAGGACATTGAAGATGAATTCTAAAACGCTTCATGACTTCCTAACATTTTCAATTGGTGTGATTGTTGGTTTCCTTTATGGGTTGTTTATCCAATGAGTGAAGAACTTGAACATGAAGACCATGAACTGAAGCTTGCACTGATACGCCACAAATGTGAAGAATCACATTTGTTCTTCACACGTTACTTCTTCAAAGCACGTCAAGGTTCAAAGTTCATTGTGAACTGGCACCACCATGTGTTTGCAAATGCAGTTGATTCAGTGATGAAGGGAACTAAGAAGAACTATCTTATCAATGTACCACCAGGCAGTTCTAAGACTGAAGAAGTCGTCATCAACTTCATTGCACGTGGTATTGCTTTGAACCCTTATTGTCGTTTCCTTCACCTATCTTATTCTGATTCACTAGCAGCACTTAATTCACAAACTGCACGTGACATAATTCTTAGTGATGAATTTCAACAGTTATGGCCCACACAACTTTCTAAAGACGATACTGCAAAGGCACGTTGGAATGTTGTTGTAGACGGGCAAAAAGCTGGTGGGTGTTATGCTGTTGCGTTGGGTGGTCAGGTCACGGGTTTTCGTGCTGGTAGAATGGTTCCAGGTTTTCAGGGTGCAATTCTTATTGATGACCCTTTGAAACCAGAAGACGCATTTTCAAAAGTTAAACGTGACGATGCAAACAGGAAACTAATTTCAACAGTGAAGTCACGTAAAGCAAACCCAGACACTCCCATTGTAGTCATCATGCAAAGACTTGCAGAAAATGACCCAACTGGTTTTATCAAGTCAGGAAACCTAGATGAATGTGGGGAGTGGGAAGTCATCACCATACCTGCATTGATTGATGAAAAATATATTCAAGACAACAGGCACTTCATAACTGATGAAGTGATGAATCTTATCAATGGTGTTGAACAGGATGAAGACGGGCGTTTTTCTTACTGGCCATATAAAGAACCCATTCAAACACTTATTCAAATGGAAAAGGGTGGGCACGTTGATAAGGAAGGTTCACGCATGTCACGAATTGTGTTTGCAGGTCAGTACATGCAGAACCCAACAGCAATTGGTGGGAACATAATACGGGGTGAATGGTTTCAAAAATACAAAGCACACCCTAAGATTCTTCATCGTTTCATGTTTGCTGATACTGCACAGAAGACGGGTGAAAGAAATGACTTCAGTGTTTTCCAGTTGTGGGGTAAAGGAATTGATAACCGTATTTATCTTTTAGACATGATTCGTGGGAAGTGGGAAGCACACGAACTTAAAGCACGTGCAATTGCTTTTTGGAATAAACATGTAGCAGACCAGGAAACACATGGTGCTTTAAGAAAGTTGTACGTTGAAGATAAGTCATCAGGCACAGGTCTAATTCAAGACATAAAGAAAGAAGCACGCATTCCTGTTGAAGGCATTCAAAGGAACACCGACAAACTTACACGGGTTTTAGATGCCCAACCTTATGTGCAAGCTGAATTAGTTTGTGTTCCAGAAGAAGCACCATTCACCCATGATTTTATTGTGGAATGTGAAAGTTTTAGTGCTGATGACACCCACGCACATGATGACCAAATTGACCCGATGGTTGACGCAATTGATTTAATGCTATCAAATAAAAACAAACTGAAACATTGGGAGAATTTAATATGAGCAAAAAACGTTCACGTTCAACAGTAGTGTCTGATTCAAAAACACAACCAACTAAGGCAGTTGTAGAAAAAACAGTAGTGCGTGACGGGTTTGCAAATGTGGTTTCACGTTTGGGAATTGGTCAGAATGTTGATAACCAACTTTCACAAGGTGGTTATGACTTCAATCTTCTAACCAGGAACCGTGTGCAGTTAGATGCCATGTATCGTGGTTCATGGGTTGTTGGTGCTGTTGTTGATGCAATTGCAGAAGACATGTCACGTGCAGGTGTAGACATAACTTCAAGTGAAGGTGCTAAAGACATTGAAGAACTTCAAAGTGGTCTTTCACGTTTACGTGTTTGGACTGCACTAGAAGAAACTATCAAGTGGGCACGTTTGTACGGTGGTTCTATTGGCGTACTTATGATTGATGGGCAAGACTTATCAACCCCACTTAAAATTGAAACTGTTGGCAAAGGTCAGTTCACGGGAATTGCTGTTTATGACCGTTGGCAAATAAACCCTGATTTATTTGAAGTGATTCGTAGTGGGCCAGACTTAGGGCTTCCAGCTTATTACTACATTTTAAGTTCAGCAGAATTACTTGCACCAGAATTAAATGGTGATGGTAAAGACAAACAAAGTGCTTCAGACCAACTAGCACGTGGGGTGAAGGTTCACCATTCCAGGGTGATTAGACAAATTGGGGTGAAGCTACCATTCTGGCAAGCTATCACTGAATCAATGTGGGGTTCATCAGAAATTGAAAGGCTTCATGACAGACTTGTTTCATTCGATACTGCCACTATGTCTTCAGCAAACCTTATCAACCACGCACACCTAAGAACTGTGAAGGTTGACGGGCTTCGTGAAATTCTTGGAACAGGTGGGAAGGTAGAAGAAGCATTGATAAAAATGTTTGACTACATGAGACTGCTACAATCAAACGAAGGTATCACACTGATTGACGGTAATGATGACTATGCTTCAAACGCTTATTCATTTGCTGGTTTGTCAGACATGATGCTTCAGTTTGGTCAACAGTTGTCAGGTGCTTCTGGTATTCCACTTGTACGTTTATTTGGTCAGTCACCAGCAGGTTTAAATTCAACTGGTGAATCAGACATAAGAAACTATTATGACAACATCAATGCAGAACAAGAATCAAGACTAAGACCTGCTGTTGATAAAATCATTCGTGTTGCTTACCAATCTTTATTTGGTAGACCTGCACCTTCTGACCTTCAATTTGAATTTGCTTCTTTATGGCAAATGTCACCAGACCAAAAAGCTACTGTTGCCAGAACTAAAACTGAAACCATTGCAGGTGCATTTGAATCAGGGCTTGTCACACGTGCTGTTGCTATCAAGGAACTAAGACAACAAAGTTCTGAAACAGGAATGTTCACAAACATCACTGATGAAGACATTCTTGAAGCTGAAGGTGATGAACCACCTATGCCAGGAATAACTGAACCAACAGAAGAAAAAGTTGAACCAGTTAAACCAGGCACAGACATGAAGGCTGTTGATTCAATGTTCAAACGTGTGATGAAAAAGCTAGGTGGTAACTAATGAAACCAAGTGAAGTGGTTGAACTGACTTTTGTTTTATTTGTGGCGTTCATAATTGCCTGTACTGTGATGGGTGTTAAATGAAGTTTAAAAGCTTTGCATTCGATGAAAAGAAAAAGCCATTTCAGAAAAGTAAGTTTGCAGCTTCACGTGCTGCTGAAGCTGAATTTGAACGGGCACTAAAGAAGATTGCAAGGGCAAGTGGGCACGTGGTTGAAACCCATATCAGGGGTTCAGGCATAGTCAATGAACGTGCCATGAAAAAGGCTTTAGAAGACTATTCACGTGCAGTCACACCTTGGGCAAAAGCACAAGCCAAAAAACTTTTGGGTTCAACCATAAAAAGAATAGAGTCGGATAAAGCCTATCGGGAACACTCCAAAAAGATAGGCAAAGCTTTGTCTGAAGAACTTTTTGAGAGTGAAAACGGATTAGTAGCCCAAACACTTCTGAATGAACAGGTAGCTTTGATTCAATCAATCCCACTAGAAGCTGGTGAACGTGCCCAAAAACTTGCCTTGGAAGGTCTTGCAGGGGGTAGACGTGCAGACGAAATTGCAACAGAATTAATGAAAACCACTCAAGTAACTGAAGCCCGTGCAAAGTTGATAGCTAGAACTGAAACAGCAAAGGCAAACACTTTGCTAAACCTTTCAAGGGCAATGAGTGTAGGAAGTGAAGAATATATTTGGAGAAATTCAGGTGATGTTTCAGTCAGACATTCACACAAAACTTACAAGGGTAAGAAGTTGGATGGTCAGAAGTTTAGATGGGATGACCCACCAACTTTAGAAGACGGGATGACAGGGCACCCAGGTATGTTTCCAAATTGCAGGTGTTACGCAGAACCAGTTTTACCAGACGTTGACTAAACCATAGGAGAAAATCAAATGACTAAACTTTATGTAAAAAATGAATTCGGTGAACAGTATTCAACTGCTGAAACCATTCAAGAAATTTCAGACGCAACACCAGCAAAAACAGGTGTTGAAGCTTTGGAAGCAATTGCAACAGCAGACGCAACAGACCTACCAGAAGCACTTGTTTTGGTAAATGAATTGAAGGCAGAATACAATGCACTTCTAGCAGCATTGAAGGTGGTTTCTTAATATGAAATTTTACGTTAAAACACACCTATCAGAAAACATCAGTGAAACACCAGAAGGTTTTCTATTGTGTCGTAACGTACCTTTAACCCACACGGGCGTTCTTCATTACATTCACCCTGAACACCCATTTGGTGAAGAAGTTGGTGAAGTGGTAATGAAACGTGAACCTCAAGAATTGTTTTCACCTTCAACCATGGCAAGCTTTGAAGGTAAATCAATCACCATTCAACACCCTGATGAATTCATCAACCCAGAAAACTATAAAGAACTAACCAATGGGACAATGTTAAACGTTCGCAAGTCACCATCTAAAATTGACGTTGAAGGTGAAATGGTTGAAGTGCTTATGGCAGACTTCCT